CTTGAACGAATTATATTGTGTCTTAAATCATGATTCTCTTTTGTTAACTCTTTAATTCGTTTGAGTGCATCATAATATTGTTTATTTAAACTTGCAATTTCTTTTCTAAAAATTTCCTCTTGAGTTATTACTTTCATAGTATTCTCCTATGTCTGTGGTATAAACCAGTTTGGTATTTGTCTTTTAGTCCACTTTGCAATATGTTTCTTATATAATATATAGTATTCTCTGTAAGCTTTAACAACATTTTTATGTATTGCAAATTTATCTTTGATGTCTTGATGTTGTATTGCAATCTTAAATGGTGTCAAACCAATTCTAGGTAAATTCTTTGGTGCATCTTTATATAGATAAGATTTCTTTTCAACCATATGAGTTTTACCATAACGATATGTATATTCTTTACATAACTCTAACATAAATTCAAATAACCAATCGTAGTTATCTGCTGATTCTTGTAACCATACTTGACATGGATGTTTGTGATGACCATCTTTACAAATAATATCTTCTCTACCATCATTAAGATAATACTTTGTCATTCTGCCACCTCTTTTGTTTCTAGTAACATAAACATTACCATCTAACATTCTGTGTGCTGTACCGAGTAACTGCATTGATTCAGTAGGCATTTTTACAATGTGTTTATCTAAATGATACTGTGCGGCTTTTCTAATATCTTCATCTAATATAAAATAATTCATCAAAAGTCCTTTTTAGTATTTTGTTCCCAACGATAAAAAATATGATCCTGTATTTCAATAGTTTTTGTTTTAGTATCTGCCCAAGATGGATAAACATAATCTGCATGATAGTGTGTTGCACCATCAGTAATGTCAGGAACTCTGTATTCACCTTCAATTACTTTTTCTGCAAGTGTGTAAATCTCATGCCAGATTTGTGGATACTTTATACTGTCAGGTAAACCATCACAATACCAACTAAACTGACATCTATTGATAATAGGTTTCAATCTATCTTCTGTTGGGTGTTTTCTATGTTCACCTTCGTAAACGACATCACAAATTGTATTTGGAAATCTTTCGTCATTTACTCTATTGATTGTTACAGCCATAACTGCAAGTCTACCTGCCGTTCCCTGATTTCTAGCTTCATGATATACATTATGTGTCATGCAAGATATTTCTTTATGCAAGTCATCAGAATCTACAACAGGTGTATACAACAATGTTGATAGTATTAATTCTTTTAACATATCTTTGAACCCTCTATAACTCCATATCTATTTAGATAGTGTACATCATTGCCATGCACTTTGTCAACCCTTGCAACATTAATTCTATATTTATTATTGAGAATGTAAGATTCAAAATCCATTGTAACTCTATCATCATAAATTACTTTAATAATTTCTTCGTCAGAAATTTTTCTACTAATAGTAAAATATTGATAAAAAGTTTCTTTACCCTTAATTGATGTTAATTCCATTTTTACTAGAAACATTATACATTCTCCTCTATCTCTAAATCTTCTTTTATTTCATTAAAAAGATTATAAAAAACATTTGCCAAATCACTACCAACAGATGGATAGTTTGTTGAGATAGTGATACCAATTAGAATACCTACAATAAATTTTAACATGATAACTCCTAGTATGGAAATTCTTTGTTAAGAAATTTATCTAACTCTGATTGTTGAAAAATATAATTTTTCTTTTTTTCAGGGTCAGATTCTTTTTTAATTTGTTGTTCTAACAACTTAATTGCATCTGCAATATATTTGTATGCAACAAAATTTTTATCTATTCCAATAAGTCTTTCTGGTATAATTGGTAACATATCTCTCTCCTTAATAAACGATTAATGATAATAAAATTGTGTTGAAGAAAAATCCAACAGAATTTGATACAATGTATAATGTATCTTTTCTCTGAATGGCTCTTAATAAAAATAAAAACAATCCAGTCCATATTAACAATACCATGTTAAGTGGTGGTAAGTTAGTTGATTTACCTAATATTACACTAACTGATGTTGGTAGTGTTGCACTATGAATCAATATCATACCTATCCAACCACCTAGTTCACTCATTTTTTTTGTTATTTTTTTCATAATATTCTCTCTTTCTTATTAATATATGAATATTATGACAGAAAATTGACTTGTTGTCAATACAAAATACCAAAAAAGATTTGTTTAAAATCAGGGACTTATACATTATAACAAAATTGTATGTCCCAATCAGGGTCATATTGTTCAGGGTTAATATTGGCATCAGAAACACCTTGTTGACTTCTAATGTAGTCTAAAACAAGGTGTTCTCCTCTAGAACCTTTATTTGATTTTGAATTATTATCAATTGTAGAGTATACATCATAATACATTTGAGAACCAGAGGTATTATAATTTGAACTGTTAACTGATTTAAATACTCTCATTTGTTCAGGTGTAAATGTGTGCATTAATCTTAATAACGGAGTGTTAGTACCAGGTATTTTAGCATTTAATGGAGTAGCTAATCTTGGTGGTCTATCTGCTCTTTTAGAAAGTAAGTCTATTATATATCTGTTTGTTCTATCTTCTAGACCGTATTTCTGATAATACAATCTGTAATCTGAAGTTTTACATCTGTATAATTGACCACTATATTTTTGTGAACCATAAATTTTATCATCATGGGTTAGTAAAAAGTAAATGTAATCTATCTTTTTCCAAGATCCTTTTCTATCTTTACTATGTAACTGTGAAAGTGGAAAAGTTACTGCATTTAATTTTACAAACGGAGTTTGCGTTTTGACTTGAACATGATACATATTGTTTCCTTTGTTTTTGTTGATAATATATAAATTATATCACAATAATTGCCATTGTCAATAGATATTACCAGAAAAATACCAAAAAAGATTCGTTTAAAATCAGGGACTTATCAAATTACATAGTTATCCCATACCATTTGTGTGAGTTTTTCTTCTAAATTATAGGCTTCTTTCTCCCACGGCAAGTCATGATAGTCTATTTCTTCTGAATTTATTTGTTGATTATCCCATTTAGTGCCTGAATCATTTAGTTTTTTTCTAACATATTGTCGAATGTGAACCATCTCATGACATAATGTTTCAACTAATTCTACAATAGAAACATCTTTGTCTAACTCGATTTCAAATTCTCTATTGTCTAATTGTGTTGCATAACCATAAGATTCTTTAATTGTTTTGAAAACAACTTCAATATCAATGACTTTTATTTTTGGAAGCAATACATAAATCATATAACGAATTACTTTTAGTGCAATATCTCTTTGATACTTTTTACCACCAGTAATGTTAATATAATTCATATTATCACCTAAAGAGTAAAGGAAGGGTCAATCTCATATAGAGAGAGTTGAGAGAGAAAAGAAAGACTGACCCTTATAGTGTTATTTGATTAAACCTACCTTGTAAACTGTTCTACCGTTTTCACGCATTGCAGTTAAAATTTGTTTCTTATTGTCATCAGGATTGTATGATACATGAACCCAACCTGAATCTGGTATGCCTGGTGTATAGAACTCTAGGATTACTTGTCTGAATTCACAGTTGTCAACAATCCATTGGGCTAAGTCACCATTTGCAACGCCAGGTACTTCTATATCTGCGGCCATACCTTTGCAATGATCTGATGTCTTTGAACCACCAACAGCTGAATTTACATCTGGGTGTCTAAAACCAGAATTAACTTTTGTAGGGCCGAACTCATCTCTGACTTTTTGTAAAATGTTTTCGCATAATGCTTTTAAATTATTTTCTTCAGTTTCACCAGGCGTATTGTCAAGTCCTTTTCTTAAAGCTGTTTCTGACTTTGTCATCTCATGTAATGAGAAATTTTTACTTAACTTCATGTATACTTTTCTCCTTCTGTTGTGAATTCACTTATGTGAGGATATTCTTTTTCATTTTCTTCCATGATTGATTTTAGAATATGTTCAGGGTCTGTTTCACCATATGGATCATCTTCTGCAATATCTTTGAAACCTGGCTCTTCAAACCATAATTTTATTTTATTATTGTCAATCAAACACGCATATCTCCAAGACCTCATACCAAAACCCAGATTATGTTTATCGACTAACATACCCATTAGTCTAGTAAATTGTGCATTACCATCAGGTAATACTTTTACTTTTTCGATTCCTTGAGCTTTTGCCCATGCGTTCATAACAAATGCATCATTTACTGACATACAATAAATTTCGTCAATACCTTCTTTCATATAAAAGTCATATAACTTTTCAAAGTTTGGTAATTGATATGTTGAACAGGTTGGTGTAAATGCACCAGGCAAACTAAACAATACAACTCGTTTATCTTTGAAAATATTGTGAGTAAATCTATGTTCCCATTTGTATGGATTATCTCCACCAATAGATTCATCTCTTACTCTCATATACAAAAATACGCCAGGTATAGTTTTTCCTATCATTTTTTCACCTCTTGCATATAGTTATCGTTCCAACCAAACGCTTCTTTGACTACATTCTCTGATAAACCTTTATAAACTTGATGTAATCTTTTATCTTTTGCATTGATTACAACTTGTGCTTCAGAATCATGTAGACCTTCTAACATTTGAATAAACATTTGTTCTCTTTTGAAGATAGGTGTTTTATCGTCACCACCTTTGATGAAACGATATAACTTTTTAGCTTCTTTTGATAATAGAGTATGTTCAGTTCCTTCAGGTGCTTCGTTCTTAATGTAAGGAACTTCACCTTTAGGAACTATCCATTCTATCTTTGGGTCGAAAGATGATTTGATAATCATTCTTAACGCTTTTGAATCGTGTTCTTGTAACACTTTAATTTTTTTCTCTTTAACTTTTGCATTATTAACTTTCGTTAATACTTCAGAAATTAAGGGTGTGTAGTTTTGTACTGCCATCTTAAAAGTCTCCAATATCTTGAATTAAATTTTTTAATTTTTTAGATATGAAATAATTCAATATTTTACTTCTATCACCAACAGGCTTCTTATCAAATTCTTTCATAATCTTTGTTTGTATTTCTTCTGGTATATAGTCAAAATCAATTAGTGTTCTATTTCTCTGATAGTTTCTCAAAATAGTTTCATTACTACAAAACTCATCTGGTTCTAATTCAACCCAAGTGCTCAGTTTTTTCTTTGTAATAGGTTTCTGTCTTAAACCATCTACAAAACAATTGTCTGGTGATAAAAAGTTAGGTATACCATCACTTCTATCTCCCTTAATTATATGTTCTTTTATATAAGTTAAAGGATTCACACCATTAACAAATTTCTTTGTCATTGGACTGTATTGTTTTACAAATGAGTGTTTTTGTAGTTGAATGAAATCTTTATCACTTGATAATATCAAAACTTGTTCCAGACCACCTCTTTTATTGACATCACTAACAACTGTTGCAATGATGTCATCGGCTTCTGCACCTTCGACTTCAATAACTTTGTAAGGAAATACTTCTTTCAATTCACTACGAATATTCGTAAATGTTTCAAAAATTAAATTCCAATCGTGTTCAGACTTTTCTCTATCTTTCTTACGATTGAATTTATAATTAGGAAATACTTCTCTACGCCATACTTTTCTATTATCATAACATAATACAATTTCACCAAATCTTTCATTAAATTTAGAACGATATGTCCTTATAGAATTAAGTGTCATATGTCGAACTAAATCTTCTTCAATATCATTATTTTTAGATGCACTAATTTGCATCATCAAATTAGATATCATCACTTGGTTTGTATCAACTAATATCATTTTATATTCCAATCACTTCAATTATATATATGCGTCAAGAATTATTAGAGTAATAATCGTAATCCATTTCTTTTGTCCATACTGCATCAATATCTTCATAATATACATTTACAACTCTTTTTATACTACCATCATCATTGTATGCAGGTGCAATGCACTTCCAAATAACTTTTCTATTTTCTTCAGGGCCGACATAATTACTTGCCCATATACCATCAGATAGATAACTGTTTAACATTCTAATATAACCTTCTATA